AAAAATAAGATTGGCTTTGGATATCGTACGCAACTATGAGAATGGTAATTCTGAAAACTATTCTCGTAGTGAATACGATGCCTGTTTAAAATTTATTCAAAATCTAGAACCTTAGATTTTGAATAAATAATAATATTACATGGGTAGGTATTTACTTACCTACCCATGTTTTATTTTTTTAGGATTTATTCCTGGATGTAGAGAGAAGACTACATCCAGGAATAATTGGGCGATTAGTTATTGAAATGAGGTAAACTAATCTTGAAAGAGTTATAGGACGATCATTCCTATGAGTGAGAGTAGAATAGAAGATTGTGGATGGGTCCTCATCTTCTATTACTTTCACTGTTATATTAGTTATTAATAATAAATTTGGTAAGTGATATCGATACCTTTGTTGAGTTCGATTAATTGTTCATTAGGGAAGTTCAATTTAGTCAAAGGACGAATATCTTGATAGTGCATTACACCATCGATTTCTTTACGCCAAGCATAGCATAAGGAGATAGTATTAATACGTGCTTCATTAAGACCTACAGTATTAACGAAGAATTCACGACATTCATCTTCAGTGATTTTAAGATGGATTTCTACGATTGTTTCTACATCTAAGTTTTTATTAGTATTGTAGATCTTAGCATCAATAGGAGTACCATCTTCGAAACGACGAATCAATACAGGTTCAGTTTCGAATGTTTTAAAGTAATAAGCAACACGGTTACCAATTACTTTACGACCATGGTAAGTCATTTTCTTAGCATCACTGATATCTTCAGTTACTAATGGATAACGGAAAGGAACCAATGCTTCAGGAGTAATCCATTTAGCATAGTTAACTTCACGTACTTGAGAGTTTTCACGACCACAGCCATCAGTACCAACACAGAATAGCATAACTTTTTCTGCTTCTGCTGGAACTTCGAATACACTGTTTTCTAATCCTAGTTCAGTATTATAGGAAGGTGTGATTTCAGTAGTTGGTGCAAATCCGAAATGTGCTCGAGCTGTGAATTCAGCACCAGGTAAAACAATTTTATTTTTGCCACGGAATAATACTTTATCAGTACCCAAGGCTTTAATTACAATATCAGTATCACGGTATGCATGAGAAGTAATAGACGCTTTCTCATCAGTACCATTAAACTCGTTAAAAATGAGTTCTTTAGTATTGGACATGTCGACCTCCATAAATATATTTATCGTTATTTAAGCTTAAACTTTATAACTATGTTAAACTAGGCTTTATAGAACGGGTTGAGCCACATATGGTCATGAACCCTAGCACTATCAGTAACCTTGAACTTAGTCTTAGTCTTCATACCATCTAGAATAGATAAGGAGTTAAGATGATCATCTAATATGAGTCTAACGTCTAAGTTAATCTTATCATGAATACCATCTAATCCATTAATCTTATCTATTAATGGTTTGAGTACGATATATTTAATGACATCTTTAGGAAGAATATCATACATATCTGCAAGAATAAGAGTTTTGTACCACCAGTTACGTAAGTAGATTTTGTCACAGAAGTGCGCTTCATCTTTAATCATAGATCTAATATGTACATCGACAATACCATCTACAATATCAAGAGTATCCTCATCTCTGATTTTACAGATATACCAAATATCATCAATAGCTCTAATAGTTTCGAATAACTTACTATCGAATTTATAGATGGTATTAATACCCATAACCTCAATCTTATATGATTTAAAGAAGTTAATAACTTTAGCAACGTATTGTTTGATAAAGTCTAATCCTACGCCTGGGAATGAGTTGAATAAGTATTGGTATTCATTACTATTAAAGTATCTTTCTACATACTTGGTTATATCGATACATGTATTGATGATACGTTTTCTTTTTTCAGTAAGATCACCGATATTACGGATACTATCAATAAGACCAGACAAATCTCTATCTCTATAAGTCAGGAAGTTATAGTAAGACTTATTAGGTTCTTTACCTTTATCTGTAGTAAATGGCATCTTAAAGAAGTCATTATTGTATTTGATTTGCATCAATGCTTCATAAGTCTTCTTATATGCATTATACTCACGATAGTTATTTGCTTCTCTCATATGTTTAAGAAGATCATCACGTAATGCTATATTATTATTGAAGATTTTGAATAGTTGTTTAGGTGAAGACAATGATGTCTTATAAGTTTCGAACTTATCAGCACCAGTATAATCCAAGTCTTTATAATATCTAGGACCCTTAAGCATCTTTTGAAGTACACCTAAGTCTGCTTCAAAGTTAAAGCCCATAATATACATAATCTTTTCAGGGTCTTGCATAATATCGTCTTCGAGATTATAGTATTCATACATTAGAGAGAATAGTGTACACATGATATCGCTAAGTCTAAACATTTTAAACTCACGTATAGATGGCACCTGTAGCATAAGTCTATCTTCTAGTTTGACTTTATCAAATAATAAGTTAAAGAAGTAAGGCATATCAAAAGCAATCTTAGTCATAGACATTACCGAATCAATAGTGATGTATTTTGTACGTACATAGTTAAACTCTTTGTCAAGAATCTCTCTATATACTTCATTTTTATCCATCTCACCAGTCCATAAACCATCACCCTCAGTCATTTTATCATAAGGGATATGTTTGTTTCTGTCTTTGATATACTTATCACCAGACTCAGTTAAAGGAATCTTAACGAATTTCAAATCATAGTTCTTTTCATTATCTTCGACTAGTTTCTTATTAATCTTAGCATTAATATAGTTGAAGATAAACTTAATTTTAGAACCATGTCTTTCCATCTTGGCTTTATCGGTTAAGAATAATTTACCATTAATAATCTCATAGTCATTCTTAACTAGGACATAGCCATCATCCATAATCATCATCATTCTATTATTATTTGGAGATTCCAAATACCCATCAAATGGGAATGGTATAGTAATACCTGTAGCATCATCTGCTATATCAGATACAACCATCTCAGATTTAATATACTTATTATATTTTCTGAAGATAGTATTATAGATGAAAGTAATATTGAATCCACGATTTCTATCGATAACTGTACCATCTGTAAACTCAATAATATCTCCACGGATTTTATATCGCTCAGGGGATACTAGTGTACTACCAATAGTAACAAATAACCCATTATGTGATTTGATATAGTTAAAGAATGGGAATATTATTTGGAATTTATTAGTCCCCTCAATAGGGGTATCGATGAACTGATCTTCTATATTGATAGCGAATTCATTCTCAGGGTAGTCATAGTAGTAGCATACGACATTATCAGCAATATTAAGCAAGAACTTAGTATCAGTAATCTCGATACCAGTACTAGTATACTTGTATCTAGACTCTTCTAACCGTCTACCATTAACTAATAGAATGACTTTATTCTTCTTAGCAATATAACCATCGTAAGGATAACTAAGATTTAATACACTTTGCTTATTATTATCAACAGCTAAGACCTTAACTTTCTTATTAGTTATAGATTGGTCTTCTGGATAAGTGTAAATAACTTCGATTGTAATCCCTTTACGCATCAATAAGTTTTGTTTATTAATATGGAGAGTATTCTTAAGTATAGTATACTCAGTGAATGCTAATGGATCACCATTCACATACACTTCGATAACGTTATTACTATCCATATACTTAGGAAATGGGAACTCTAATTCATATTTAGTTTCACCTGGTGTCGTTACAGTAATAGATTGAGTCGTAGACTGTAATGATATAGGTTTAGTATTAGAATATACAAAGTTTGTATTTACTATACGGTCAGCTATAAATCTATCGTCACTATTAATATTGGTTATATTAAGCTTACCATCTTCTGTTGTAGTAGAGAAGTATCTATCTTTTTGAAGATATACAGAAGCTGTATCTGCAAAGTATACACCATGGTCTACAAAGTCAATATCTTCTGGTACTTTAGTTATAATAGTATTAGACGTAGACTCTGCTTTAGTCTGAATAGTTTCAAACTTGAATTTATATTTATCAGAATAGATAAATAAAGCTATAAGCTCTCTACTAGTCTTAGTATCATCTATATTCCAATTGATATCATCAGTAAAGATGATCTTAGTGAAATCGCTATTAAACTTGTATCTTGTAGGGTCTATAAATGTAGAACCTACAGACAATCTTAATCCAAATCCCTTCTTGAAATAAGTATCCTTATCTACAGTGAACTCAATAGGCACTTCTTTTGTATTCTTATCTACAATAGTAATGAATTTAGACTCAGTCTTAATAGTATAATCATTAATATTAGCAGGGATATCTGGTGTCTTATTGCTTAAGAAGTCAAACTTAAGTGTAGTTTTACCATCAAGATAATGCTCATTCTCAAATACTATCTTATGGTCAATTACATTATATTCAGATGGTGGTACCAGATAATCATCAGCATATAGATGAATATAGTTGCCCTTATCTAAGAACTCTGTATCATTATTTGGGTATGGGATAGGGATATTATTCTTATCCGTTATAGGCATAGTAGTTGTAGCTGTATCCATAACTTCTTCGGTATCTAGATACGTTTTGTATTTATAGTTAAATACATAGTCTCCAGTATCAGGATCAGACTTTCTATCTTTAAGAAGATAGTATTTAAAGATTCTGATATCATCAAATCCAAACAATGAGCATATATCAACCATACAGGTTGGTGTAGATTTGAATTTCAATAGCTTATTAAGATTCTTAACCATAGCTATTTGATATTTTAATGGAATCTCATCATAATATGGTACATCATGCCACTCAAAGATATAACGTATACATCTCTCATCTAATACATCTAATTTGATAATATGCTCACCAGTTTCAGAGATAAGATCAATCATAGTTTGTAATAGAATGAAGATGGTAATAAAGTTGGTATAGTAATCGCTATCAAATCTATATGCTTCAGAATAGACTGTAGCCATAGTGTATCCACGGTTTACTATATAACGATTCTTAAATTTATCAGATAGAGCTTGTTGGTCTATACGTGGTAAATATAGTAGCTCAAAATTATCAGCTTTACGTGCAGCATATGCAGTAATACCAGATGCAATATAATTCAAGTAAGCATATCTAGGCCCATTATATCTTGAACGGATATCATCCATGATACCTTCTTCTTCAAGTATATTCAATTCAAATTCTGACATATCATGCATAGGCTTAGTAAAGTCAACACCAATATTGTCTTTACGTAAATCTTCATCTACATATAAGAACGGCAAACCTAATGGTGGTTTACCCATAATCATTCGATAATATTCATTATATTCGACATAATGATTTACAAAGTATTCAGCTGCAATCTTACGACAGGTTTCTCGTTTATTTAATGGAATAAGACGTGGATCTTTCTTAATTCTCATCCAGTATTCACGACCAATTTCACATCGAGATAGGATGATGTCGTTATATTCATATGCATCATAAGGAGCTTTACCTTCGATAGATTGTATATATAGGTCAGCATAATACATAGATGCTTCAGACTCCATAGAATCTGCTAGATCTTTATCTTTTACAACTGCACCTAATGCTAGAATCTTACTGTAATAGACAGTATTATCTACAAACGGTTCAGGTGAGATTGCTTTAGTAATATGAGAAAGTCTCATTCTTTGTAGTTCCTCCCTTCGGAATGGAATTATTCGATTACTACTATGTACTGACCATAATAGCCTATTTAGCCCAACATCAAGTTAATCATACCTATTTAAATAACAACAGGAGTGTTTAGAATATGAGTCAACCGTTTCCGGATTTAAGTATTATTACTAGTCCAAATAATCCAGTAATAAAATCTCCTTTTGTACCATATCAATTGGAGTTCTATCAAACTAAATATTCGTTAATGGATATTGATAGATATACAAGTTTTGTAAAGAATGCTGTATCTAGATTTAGAGCATCTAGATCTTATAAGAATTATAAGTTCTTCTTAATGAATCTAGGCATGGACAGATGTCAAATCAATAATAATATCACTATGGATATGGCTACTATTGAGATGCATCATAATATGCTTACTATCTTTGATATTGCTTTTATCATTACAGAGCATATCATTAATACTACAGGGTATATTACTTCATTTGACTTAGTTGAGCATTTACGTAAAGTGCACCATGAGCATAAGGTAATGCTTGTAATGTTAAATTTAACAGCTCACCAACTATATCATAATACAAACAATTTCTTCATCCATCCAGATATGTGTTTTGGTAATTGGGGAGCTTTCTTAGAAGAGTATAAATACGGTATCACTATTGAGATAGCCAATAAAGTTATACGCTACTTAGACGAAGCTATCCAAGTAGGCTCTACACAGGATAATGGATTGATGGAAGTTCGTGATCGTTTAGTGAATTGGAGTCGATATAATGAGTACAACCTTGGAAATCAGTCTTATAGTAATTCTGGTATTTAGTATAATAGCTTTCTTCTTTACAGTTAGTGTAATCATTAACCGAGTTACATACTTCCATGAACAAAAGATGTCATTCAGACGTTCTAGAATTAAGATCGATGTACGTGAAGTTGATAATATGATTGATAATATGATTCAAGAAGGCATCAATGAGTTCATCGTTATTAATAACTTAGCATTTGATAATGAAAACTATATCAGAGAAGATGTAGAGAAAGAAATGCGTAAATATGTATCTGACTATGTGGTAGCTAGAACTACTCCAGTATTCTTAGAGAAAGCTCACTATGTATATAGAAAAGAATCATTTACTAGTATAGTAGCCAATAAGATCATCATTGGTGTAACCTTATATGTAGCTAGAAACAACGCTAAATAATGCAGAAAAACCCCCATATAGACATTGTCTATATGGGGATTCATTCTGCTAATTGCTTTATCGAGGTTTACCATTGAACTGTCACCGCAGATGCAATGATATTATAGTGTTATATAGATTTAAATATCTAATCTATAATTTTCATTGTAATCTTCAAGTTCTTCTTTGGTCAGGTAACGATTTAATAGTTTATCTAAAGCAAGTTCACCAACTTTATCTTCAAATAAACCACGAGTATGAATACAGAATGTATTTAGGAAGAAGTATTTCTTCTTTTTAATACATCTAATCATAAATGCTTTATATAAATCCAAGATAGCATTCGTGGTACCAGTATGCTTAAATAATCTAAATAAGATACCAGTTAAACTAGAAAAAGCAAGAGTATCAGAGAAGTCGAATTCATCAATAGCATTCAAAACTACACTAGCAATACGGTAATCATTCTTAATATTAAACCAAGCCTGATTACAAGATTCTAGATATATTAGAATATTAGAGGATCTATGTTTAACACACATGTTTAATACATTACCATCTAGCATATCTAAATATTGTTTAGCGAAGAACTTATACATAGTCACATCATCATCTGCAATAATAGATTCTAGGATGAGGTCTAAAGAGACCCCATCACTAGTCAAATCATGAATGTATAAAATTCTTTCTGCCACTGAAAGATTCTTTAATTTAGCCGAATATTCCATTTGATTCTCCCCTTAATGTACATATTATACTTCTGTAACGTCAGTCAATTTAGCAAACTCTTCTGGGAATAGTTCTGCAAATGTAGCAGTATCTCCAGTATAGGATGCAACTTCTTCCCAAGTCTTAGTTGTATAATTGTAACGTTTTGTTTTGTCTTTAGTAAATAAAGCTAAGCGATAACGACAAGCATTAGCACTAGTCACGATAGGATTAGTTTCATCTACTAAGATATGAACGTACTTAGCATTATATTCACTTTTTTCTGGAGTGATGATATGATGTTTACCAGTACGGTCATAATACAAACCACCTTTCCATGCAGATATAGCACATTCACCATCTAAGATAATTTCCATAGGAGCATCTGGTACAGCAACGTCATCATTAGTTACACCAGTAACTTTACCTTCTTTAGCTTCTAAACGGAAAGGTACTAATGTAATATCTGTGCCTTTGATTGTTTTGATACTATGATTATAGAAGTATGGTAAGTATTTAGTATATTTACTTGGTCTACCATACTTTGTTTCACCAACAATAACTAAGTTTTCAATATCACTTAAGGAACCATCAGATGCTTTTGATTTAAGCTGAGCACGATAGTCTGATTCTAAGTAAAATTGAACTAATAGATTTTCATAAGTTGTAAATGTTTTAGTATCAGCATCATATCCACGTTCTGGTTCAATTATAAAATGGACATCGGCATTTTGTATTTCAGTAATATTATTCTTATAGAAATCGATAATAGGGTATATGGATGGTGAATTGATAAGATCAGTATAGACGCTTATGCTGTAAATATTTCTACCATCATCCGTAGTATGCTCACATTGTTCACCAGCCTCACTACCATCGAATGGGAAATCTATATCACAGTATACCGCTTTATTAAAATTCCAAGTATATTTCTTATTAGGAATAATCATGGTATTAGTTTTATTATGATATAAACCGTTAGTATCACCTAAAGAATATACAGATTCACCAGACTCAGTATTAGCATATTTCAATGTGTAAGCATCACTAAGTGTAATAATATATTCCGTAGTTGTTGGACTATAGTTTCTAAATGTGTTTTGTGATATATCATCGTTAAATCTATAATACTTATAATCTTCTTCTGTAGGTTTAAGATAATCGAACCATTGTTGATACATATAATGGAACGTTTTATCTTTATTTTGAAGCCAAGCTAATTCACAATAATCGAAATATTTAGTATAATCATGTGAAATTATAGATACGCTTAATTTAGCTAGCTTTTCAGCTTCTTTAATTAAGAACGCTGTCATTTCTTCTGTAGGATCTACAGCGATAAGAGTATAATATTGATAAGTTACATCTGCAATAGTAGCATATTTAGAAATTTTGCTAATATTGTTTTTAACGTATTCATTATCAGGATTCAAAGTAGAATTGATAAGATTGAATTTAGATTTCCCTTTAGGTACGAAGATTTTAAACGCTGTAGTTGTATTACCACCATGGATACCAATCATACCCATAGTGTTTCCTCTACCATATGTACCCATACCAGCACGGTTACGTAGAATGAGTTCTTCATCCATGATAATAGTATCAGTAACAACTGCTTTGATATTAGGGTTACCAGTTACAACGAATTGGTCACATTTGATTACTGCAGCATACGGAGACTTACCATTAATATAGAAATCGGATGTATATTCAGGTAAAGATGCAGTACCTTTACATTCGAAAATATCGCTACCCTCTTCTAGACCAACAACATCTAGCATAGTTAATTCATCATCAGTAAGATCTGCTTTCTTTTTCAATACGATACTATCATCATTAAGATTTACTCTAAGACTGTATGTAGTATCATTATTATACAAATCAGTATACTTAGGCATACGATAACAAGTATTGCATAATTGACCAAAATGACGTTTACCAAAATTAATAGTAATATTACGTTTATCCGAAGGTGTTTGTTCCATAAAGGATTTTGTTGGCCATTGGATAAGATAGTTCTTATCTTCTGGAACTGTATACGTAGTCAATCCTGGAATAACACCAATACTATTATGGTCAATTACTTCAGAAGAAGCAGAATACATAAAACCATTACTGATATTTACAGAGCCACCAGCTAAACCAGCAACAACATCAGCAGCTTTAATATTCTCTTCAACTTTAGAAGAAATTTTGTTTATATCATTAGCTAATCCTCTAGTTGTATTAGCTACTGTTACACCTGTATCAGAAATAGCAGTTTTAATATTTTCAAGATCTGTTTTAATTTGTTTGAACTCGCTTGTAATATTATCGAGTATCTGTTCAGTTGTAGTAGTCTTTGGTTCAGACATTTAGACTCCTCCAATTAAAAATAGTCAAAATTATCCCCACCCTCGATATCATACTCGTTAGAGAACGTTTCATAATCTGGGTGGTTTTCTGGTTGGATTTCGTATGGAGCAATATCAGAAGCATTTTCCCAACTCATAGTATTATAGTTCCAATATTTTGATTGATCCATATTATAGAACATCATACCTATTAAACAAGCACGAATATCTCTTACGATAGGATCGTTTTCGTTAACTAAGAAGATAACGTATTTAGCATTCTTAAATAAACGAAGATACATACGAGAAACTTTAGAACCACGGTATTTATATGGGCCGAATGTTTCTTCACCCATCTTGCACCCATCAAGTTTCCAAATCATTGGTGTTACTGGCTCTTCAATTTCTGAATCGGTTTGAGTTTCATCTATATAGAATTTACCAAATGTCTCTTCGGCTAAGACATAGTCAAATCCTAGTTTTACATTAGTAAGACTAACTTCTTTGATATGTCTATTATAGAATGGTGTAATACATGGACCATTCTTATCATATGAATTTTCACTTATATTGATTCGTTCAATTAATTCACCTTTGGTGTTTAACCATTTAATTTCACCAAATGATACCATAGTTTGAAGATGCCAACGGTTAAGTTTAGCATTGTTATCGATAGGTAGAGTGATTTCGATCACTTTATCTCTAAAACTGTTTTGATATTTTGGATAAAATAAATCCAAACTTCTACCAGTAATAGCCTTCTTGTCTAAATTAATCTTATAGATTTCTTTAGATGTAGCATCATCCGTATAGGTTGACATATTGAGAAGGCTTCTATCTGTCATGTAACTAATAGGTTTATCTATAGTATATGGTTTATCTTTATATGCAATATACACATATTTTACTAAAGCTTCATTAAAAGTTGCAGCAATATATCTATTAGATATAGGATAGTCCCCATAGAATACGCCTGTACGATTAGCGCTTTGTAATTTAAGCTCCATACTACTACCGAATATAGAGAATTCTTTTTCTTCAAGATAACTACGTGAGTATATCGTTGACTCATTAGCATTATTACCCCAACCGAATAATGTATTACTAGGGGTTACACCAATTTTATATTGCTCTTTGAATACATCTCTAAAACAGTATTCGAACCAATGTTGAATATTCATATTTGGTGTATATGGTTTCCATGTCATAGTATTATAGTCAAAGTATTCACTTCTATCATAAGTTAATACGATAGCTTGTAATAATGGAAGTACACTACTGCTATTACGAAGAGATTTCATAGATACTTTAGATTTATCTACAAGAATTCTAAATGTAGCATCATTATTACTAACCATAGTAGTTGCTTTGAAATCACCAGCTAATAACGGATCTAATGTAAAATCCTCATTTACTTGAATATCACCATCTAGGTAAATATCTAGTTTATTAGGGTTAATGGTTGTACGGTTAGTTCCATCTTTATCACAAATTAAACTAGCTAAGACAAGATTTCTGTTTAGTGATAAACTTTTACATATAACTGTCTTAATATTCTTATGCATACAAATACGGAATTTATCACAGCGTAATAATGATTGGCTATTAATAGATTCATTATTAATACTAAAATCACTATGATAGTAAGGTAAAGATGCAGCAGCATCTTTATTTTTTATCATATTAATGAATCTAGTATCAGTAGTTATACCAGAGTTTTCTAAATGATATTTATCAATCAAGTCCTGAGGTACTTTACTAATAGCTAACGCATCATCAATCAACTCTACTGATAGTCTATAATTTATACTATCATAAGTTGTAGGCATCTTACCTACAGGTGAACGAAAAGCCGTCATATATAGGCTACTAATATTGTATTTATTATCTTTAAAGATAGCTTTAATGATAGGTTTATTACCATCTCTATCCTTATATTTGGCTGCAATTTTAGGATTGTCAGAACGTTTGGCTATATTAATAGCTGCATCGATTCTAGTCATCTTCTCAATAGTTGGCCAAATAAAACCTAATGGTTTAGTAAATACAAATGTATCTGACATTGGTATTAGTGATGTATTATAATTAGTACAGGTTTCGGGATTTATAAAATTATTAAATAGCACCCCAACCCCTAAATCAAATTCACCATCAACCAAACCATCAACTGTTTTTTCTTTCTTCAGTTTCTCGATAGTTTTATTTTGAATTTTGGTGATCTCTTCAGGTAAAGTGTTAGTTTTACCCGAAGAGATTACACCTGTAAGCTCAATAGCTTTTTTGGTCTCATTTAAGTCAGTAATAACTGTACTAAACTGAGTGGATATATTATCGAGAAGCTGGTCGGTTAATAATTTATTATCTTCCGCCATTATTCCCTCCAATTAGTTTTCTTCAGAATGGGTTTCTTCCGTAGTATCTTCAGAATTATGCTCTCCTGTATCAGTATCTTCTTCAGAAGAGTTCATTGCACTTTCTTCCGCTGCTAGTCTAGCAGCTTCTTCTTCCTCAGCAAGTCTTGCCGCCTCTTCCTCTGCTTCTAAGTGAGGGTTTGCAATATATTTATATTCTTTTTCGTCTGGTGTCAAACTATCTAAAGATTCCCAAGCCTGTTTAGACCAGTTATATTTTTTAGTTTGATCCATATTATAGAAAGATAGACGCAATCTAAGAACAGTATCATCTTGCAAGATAGGATCAGATTCATCGATCAAGAATCTTACATATTTAGCATTTTTATCTGCTCGATCTGGGTATATTGCATCAATTTCAGCGTATCTATTTTTTGCTGGGCCATTATATACCTCACCGTATCTACAGTTATGAAGTTTAAATATCATAGGTGTAGTAGGTTCAGCACCAACTTCTTCAACGAGTAAACCACTAGAATAACCATTAACTCTACTTATAACACAACCAGTAAGTTCCACTTCTGTAATATATTTATTATAGAAAATTGGAACGACGTATTTATCATTACTAATACTACTTCTATTTATACTGATGGATGTTATAGGTGTCATATCTTTACCTAAGAATTTAATTTTTCCAGCTGTAGATAATAATTCTAAATCTTTATCTTCTAAACTAGAACCATTTTCGCCAGCTAATATTACACGATATAATACACCTTCTGATCTATTAGTTAACTTTGTTAATGGGAATTCTTGTACACCAAAAGTAGCACTTGGCATTCTAGATAAGTCTAATGTTGCAGTTTTAACACCATCAATTTCTGGCATTGTAAATACGTTACGGCTCATATCTGGGAAACTATCCGAAGTTGCACCAAGACGACCTTTTGGTTTCCATGTAAATGTAGGGCTATCTAGTGTAATAGTATTGTAATCATATAAGTATTCACCCTGTCCTGTTTTATAAAGATATCCATCTTTAGCAGCATCTACGATAGCCTGGATTTGTTCTATAGTGCGGATACTATAGAAATCTACAACCTTACCACTACGTGAATCTATACCAAGTTTAAATCTACTTACTAGATTATAGCGATTTGTTTCAAATGGGTTATAGCAACATACTGCACTAATATTTACGTCATTAGGTGATAAGTATGCCGGCCATGATAAAGCTTCATATTCACTAGAAGCTGGTGTAGAAATCCATACCATTCTATTGAAATCAAAAACTTCAGTTCTATCATAATTATAGATACGTGCTTCGATAGATGCCAATTTGATAGCCACTGCTTTAATACTAGCAGTCATCTTATCAGATTTATTTACTAATATATTGATCATTGACTTTTTAGATGTTTGGCTAACCAAAGCATGTTGTATACTTGAGTATTTTGAAATATACGATGATACGTCATCAGATTCCACTTCTAAAGTCTCTGTATCTTTATCGATATAGATATCGTAGTTTTTTGTAGAATTATCAGTCCAACGACGGGTTCTATCTATGCTAACACGCCCAATAACTAAATTTTCTACATGTAAAAAGATCTTCTTACAAATGACAGCTTTTACTTTAGGATGAATACCAGCTACAAAGTTGTCAGTAACTATAATAGAATCCGGTACCTCTGTTTCATTTATAAAGAATTTGCTGCCATATGCTGGCAAAGACATAGCTTCTTCACCAGTATATTTAATAACAGTGTCGTCAGTTGTAACGTCAGATTTATTTAATTTATAAGTATCGATTAATGTTTGAGATACTTTATCGGACATAGAAATAGTGTCGTCTGTTAAATAAACCTCTAGGTCGTAACGCATAGATTCTAAACTGCCACCACTACTATTATTTGGGTTATATGGTTCCACCTCAACATATTGGTTTGTATTAGCCAATCTGCCAGTATTATTTTTTTGGAAATGTAGTCTAATAAAAGGATGAGTGAAGTCTCTATACTTCTCTCTTATTTTTTCATCTTCACTATGTTGTAGATTACTAAGATCGGTACCATCCTTCTCAATAGCTTTATTTGTAGGCCAAGTTAGGTTGTAGGTCATATTAGCAGCAACACGGTAGTCTATATTATTAGTCAACGGTTCTGTATTATACCCGTCCATTGTATTAGAGCTATTCTTACGGATAATAAAACCGTCTTTAATATCCATAGTACCACCACCAAAACCCTCAATATTACCAGATTCTTTAATATTCTCAGTAACTTTAGTTTGGATTTTAGCGATCTCTTCAGATAAGTTTTTTGTAGCACCGCTGGATGGAACACCAGCGGCTTCAATTGCGTTCTTAGCATCAGTGATGTCTTTTTGGACATCAGCAAAACCAGCAGCAATATTATCAAGTATTTTACCAGTTAAAGTTTTTTCTGCCATTATTCTCCTCCACGAAGATCTCTAACCATTTTTTCTAATTTAGATAGAGCGCTATTCAATTCATCTCTAGTAATATAGTCACCAGTAGAAGCAGGTGTATTAGAACCACCACTAACAGGAACCCAACCAGATGCAGTTTTGGTATAGATTGTATTTGTAGATGTAACTAAGCATACAGACCCGTTAGTTGCAGTAGCATCTAAGTCTGTTACATTTACAACTGGAGCTTTCCATGTGCTAATTGTAGTTACACTAGCACCAGCAGAACCAGATTCGGATAATTCATTAGCAACGAATAAACCATCAGTACCTAATGTGGCTTTGATTACATTATTAAATACGAAGTCTAATGCTCCACCATTACCAGGTTTAATTTCCCAGTTTTCACCGATAGTTGCTTTATTAGTTACAGCATCAAGCTTAGCTAAGAATTTAAGATCAGCTTCAGCTTTAGTGTAAGTATCATTCCAACGAGTCTTTTCATCTGTAGTTACAAACTTATGAGTTGCATCTTCAATGATCATAGTAGCTGGATGAGTTGGTGGATGTTCATAGTTAGTAGCACCTTCTTCGATACCATCTAGTTTAAGCTTATCTTCTTTAGACATCTTACCATCTAAAGTACCAGTAGCATTAGGAATATTTACGCTAGAGATAGTATCCCAAGCTGTACCATTGTAACGATAGATATTACCAGTACCTGCTACTGGGACTACCATACCTTTCTTAGGGTTAGGGTATGTAGTAACAATATCAGCATAAGATGCTACACCTGGTTTCCAATCCATAGAAGAAGCTACAGAATCAATTTTAGTATTCAATTCTGTTACTGATGGTAAAGCACTAAGCTTAGCTTTTTCATCTGGTGTCATAAATTTACGGTTAGTATCTTCAGTGACAATAGCAGATGGAATTGCTGTTACATTAACTACAGTTTCAGTTTTACCGTCAATGATAGATTCAGAAGCGGTGATACCGTTAAATTTCATTTTATATGGTGTAGCTAATGCTGCTGCTTTAGCTGCAGTACCAGTAATATTAATATCCATACTGCTAGGATTAGCACCAGCAACAACGTGCCCTTCACGGTCCACTAATACTTGACTGAAACTACCTGTAGTTAAGTCTGTAGAAGTCTTAGGATGTGTATAGACAGTGTCTGTAAACTTAGCATCAGATGGTACACTAGCACCAACTGTAAAACCATTTACAGTCTTAGCATCAATATTACCTAAGTCCGAAGAGTTAAACTGAATACCAGTCACGTTAAGATCGATATGACCATTAGAGTCTGGTCTAGCAATAGCAGCTGTAATCTTACCAGAAGCACTAATAGATTTAATACCCTCAGAAGCTCTAACGTTTTTAGTTACCCAGTCTTTAATACGCTCTACTTCGAGATTAACGAATGAAGTATTAGCGATTTTAGAAGAGATATCTCCAGCAGCTGCTGTTGGTACTGTAGGTGTACCAATAAAGTTAGGAGAATCTTTTAAGGCAATATCACCAGCATTAAGACCAGCAATAGTATCAGCAGATTTAGCTCTTGCTGCAATACCACTGATATTGATATCATATGTACCAGCAGTGATATTAGATGCGTCCAGTTTACCGTTGATAGCACTAGCATCAATAGACGTGATATTTAACGTTACATTATTGGAACCGTCAAATAAAACAGATGGAGCTGTCACCCCACCTGTAAGTGCAAAGGTTACTGTTCCTTTAAGTCTGTCAGCAGTCTTAGCACGTTCAGGAGTAAGACCATAAAGAGCGTTGTGTACAAATCGTGTAGTCGCAATAGTATCGTTCCGAGTATTTAACTCTGGAGTCGGTGCTGTTGGTCTACCAGTAAAAGCTGGATCATTGATAGGTGCTTTGGAATTCCAAAACATTTTTTCGATACCAGTTACATGAACCTCATTATCATTCATATGTCGATTCAAACTCTTTTGGAGATTTTTATCGGAACTATTAATGAGTTCCCTTAACGAAGGGGACAAATCATTATAGGTTATCAGATCGTATTTTTCATTGAAATCTGGCATTATATAGCCTCCTTTCACCAAATTACTACTATGTTTCAACAGTACTATAAACGTTGACTATAGGAGGTTAATATAAACTATGGCAATTAAAAAAGTATTTTTAAATCCAGGGCATGACCCTAAATCTAATGGTCGTGGATATGCTATCGACCCAGGCGCTGTAGGTTCTCGTACTACAGAAGCCGAAGTATGTAAAAAAATTGGTGCATTAGTAAGCCAATATCTTCAAGCTGTAGGATATGAAACTTACATTATGCAAGATGATGACTTAGAAGCAGTTTGTGAAACAGCTAACCAATGGGATGCTGATATCTTTGTATCTATTCACTGTAATAGTGCAGAAAATCCAGCAGCTCAAGGTACTGAAACTTTCACACATACAAGTGCAGGCCCATCATCCGTATCTACTACGTTAGCTAATAATATTAACGATCAATTAGTTGAGTCTTTAGACTTATATGATCGTGGTATTAAATCTGCTAACTTCTGGGTGTTGCGTAAAACTGATATGCCAGCAGTATTAGTTGAAACAGCATTCATTAATAATCCAGTAGAAGAAGATAAACTCATTAATCGGGTAGATGAGTTTGCTAGAGCCATTGCTCGTGGTATCTCTGATACAGCAGCACAAGTGTAGAAACTAATGGCTGACTATGGCAAGGGGAGTACTACTGGGTGTATTGAAAAAGTCCTTCAAATAGATTCTGTACCATCATTAGACTTAGAAGAGATTAAGTATAATGGTAATATAGTTTCCTTTGAGGGAGAGTATTATATTTTCATCGATGGTAAATGGACTAAGCTTGGTAAACAACCATTAGAGTCTGGTCCTAAATTAACAGAAACTGAGATAGAAGATATGGAACCTGAGGAAGCAAGCAGTAATAGTGCATATCATTCAAGATTATTCTTTTACCCTTTAAATATTATTAAGATCGTAACTGTAATATTCTGTGGTATAGCACTAATGTACTCTCTATTTATCCAATCAGAAACAGTTGCTGCCACACTTGCTGGTGGTTTATTAACTTATTTAAGCCGTGGTAGTTCTGGATCTACTACAAACAATTATCAAAAGAATGATAAGTAAGAAAGACGCCCTAATGGTTAATACACCATTAGGGCCATCTTTTGGCCTACTTGAACATCCCAGTAATTCTAAAATAGGAGGTTAAAAACTATGCCAGAACAAATCAATTATGATTTAGATAGAGATAAGCTTGGCTTAAATGAGCTTAGTCTTAAACTAAGAGATATGGTTACCAAAGCATATAACCATACCAAAGATGAAACAATCCATATTACGGCAGAAGAGCGTGCATTATGGAATACTGTAGCAACTATTCCTAATGCTAGTGGTAATAATAATGGCTTTATGTCTATTGCTGATAAAGTTAAATTAGACGGTATTGAAGAATCAGCCAACCATTATATTCACCCTAAGAAACCTAACGCAATACCTGGTAACTATATTACTGTGGATATTGATGATGAGGGTCATGTAACTCGTGGTTATAATCCAACTAAATTACCGATCAGTGTGGATAATGCTGATAGGTTGGGTGGTATGGTTCCTGATGACTTTGCCCCTATCGTTAGTCCAATATTCTTAGGCAAACCACAAGCACCTACACCTGTGATTGATAAGAATAGCACTAAGATGGAGATCGTTAACGTAAACTATCTAGAAGCTAATACATTCCCATATATCAGATCTCGTGTAGAGCCAACTGGTAATGGTGAGAATCTATTCTGGATTGATTCTACAAATATTCTAAGTTCTTTTAGTAAAGAAAAGAAATGGCATTCTGTATATACTGAAGCCAGTAAGTATTTACTATCTCTAAATGAGAAGATTGATGTAAATACACAACCATCTGATTATGCAGCATATCTAAAGTTCTATGGTCAAAAGAAATTAACTGCTCTAAATCTAGATACTGCAGTTACTGGTACTAGAACTGAAGAGTTTGCTACGGTAATGGGTATGAGAGCTGTCGATCAAGATATTTCTCATGAGTTTATCTTTATTGGTAATGACTTATTCATCCGTAGTGGTGCTGATGAATGGGATAACTTAGTTAAAATCTTCGATAGTAATGATGAAACTGTAGCTAAGACTAAGAAAGCTATGGAATTTGATATCGATAATGGTAACTTAGTGGTTAATAGTGGTGGTAAGAAATATAAAGTTACCCTAACTGAGGTATAGGAGGTTTACTATGTCATATAATGATAGACAAAGTCTAAATCAAACTATTCCTAGACATATATCCAAACAAGAGTTATCACCGACATTACGTAATCGCATTCAGGATGAATATGATCATATATACAATCATACTATCCACGTTACTGAAGAAGAGCGTTATAGATGGAACCAATCAGCTAAACGTGTTATAAAACCAGCTACTTCTCATAATGAAGGTCTTATGACTAAAACTGATAAGGCTAAATTAGACGGAATAGAGGCTAATGCTAATAAATATGTACATCCATTCTCTAATGTAGCACCTGGTAGCTATCTTGAGGTATCCACTGATATCCAAGGGCATGTAATATTTGGTAATAACCCTACAAGGCTTAATGTAAGAGCTAGAAATGCTAATAAATTAGGCGGCATCAATCCAGATGATTTTATTTCTGCCGATAATGCATTCCTAAAAGGTAATGTAACGTTCAAGTACTATAATAATGATAGTTCTAGAGCCAATTATCCTATAACTAGAAAGAATTTGGTCCAAGAGTCTATTACGCATGCATATTATATCAGTGATGATCTTACACCTAATCTTAATATGATTAGAATCTCCCCAACTACAGGGGTAGCATCATATTATGATGGAGACTTAAATACATGGGTTAATATTACATTAGAAGATAGTATAGCAAAACTCGATAGTAATAATAAAGTCCCAGTATCCCTACTTCCATCTGCTAATATACCTATTGGTGCTATTCTCCCATCTATAACTGCAAATGTAGATATGATGAGAGCTGATGGGTTCTTACCACTTAAAGGTGATACAGTTAACAAGAATGATTACTTAGATTTATATAACTTCGCTAAGGATTCTAATCTATTAGTTCCTTATTCTAACTATGGTAAGTTCAGCAATCTGCTATCTATCGGTCATTTCTTCGATAAAGGTGATGGTACGTTTATATTACCTAAACTAAATGACTTCTTAGGGTCTACATCTGATGTACGAGATACTGGTAGATTTACTCCATCTTGTACACCTAGACAGACTAGTACATTTAATACATGCACTCAAACTGACCTATATAGAACTCTAGATATAAATAATAGAACTATGGTAAATGAACGTTTAGGTTATTATAGTGGAGCATTTAGATTATTGGATAGAACTGGGGCAGCTACCGGTCTCCTTCAAAATGAACGTCTCTCCACAGGCAGAACCAGCACTATTGTCATTGGTTCATTCAATACAAACGAAGGTATTGATAACGAATCCACTGTAAATGAGCCTTGGCACTTTAATACAATTTATATGATTAAAGCAAAATACTAAGAAAGGAGGTAACCTATGTCTAAAGAGCAAGATATAATCAAATGGTGGGAATCTTATTCTGAAGATGAAGCTAAACGTCGTAAGGAAGAATGGCTTGGTGAGCATAATAAATCTCGCAAGTCTAATATAGTAGTAGATAAGCTTACTGATAAAGAATTCAATACAGTCTTAGCTGGTACTTTAAGTGATATTAATTTCCATACTACAGATGGGTATATGCATGTAACTAAAGCCGAACGTGAAACTTGGAATAAAGTAACATATGAAGCCTTAACCAAGGTAGCTACTAGGGAAGCTGATGGTATTATGTCTAAAGAAGATAAAATCAAATTAGACAATATCCAAGAAGGTGCTAATAACTATACTCACCCTAAATATACACCAGTAAATACTTATAAGTATAAAAAAGTTGATGAGTATGGTCATATCTATGGATATTCTGATCCAGAAATCTTACCTGTAACTGTAGACTCTGTAGATACATTAAACGGTAAACCTCTAGAGTGGTTTGCTAAGAATAATAATCAGGTATTTAATAATATTACAGTTCCTGATATCGATGTATCTAAAGCTAAGGATAATGCAGCAGTAAACTATACTACTATGAAAAACTATGCTTTAGACTCTGTAATCCAATTTAGTGAATCTAATACCAATCTAAATACTAAAAAGCTTTGGTATAATACTAAGACTGGAGCATCTTATTATTTTAATAATGGTACTTGGAAACAACTAACTTCACCAGATAACCCTGTTACCTATAATACAGATACTGGTAAGATTGATAATAGATATATACCAGCCACAGGATTTCCTATTGGGTACATTGCTACTATATATGGTAATGTAGTACCTAAAAACTTCTTATTATTAGACGGCTCTACGATTAATAAGAATGACTATCCAGCCCTCTGGGATAGAGTATCTAGATATTGTAAAATAATACAAGAGTCTGAATTTAATGCTAATAATAAGACTATGTATTTCTCTTACGTTAGTAGTGATGACAACCTAATTAGATTACCAAACTTCTACAATTTACATCTTAGACCAACTAGTGATCTATCTAGACACGGTAATATATCTAAAGCCCGTAGAGCTAATATCTTTGGTACACTCCCAATCACAACGTTCAGTACTTATGAAGCAGATTTTAATAGGGGTTTATATAATAAATACCCATTAATTAAGTATACTTATAAAAACGTACCTGATTATTCTTATCCTTATTATAATCAACGTGCTGAGACTGGACCTATAGGTTATACATATACCAATAATAATAGAGAGTCTTTGAATTTCTATTATAAACCTATAGTTAATGAAACAAGTGATGGGTTCTCCTCTAGGTCTGTAACTGTTTTGTATTGTATTAAAGCTAAGTAAGGAGGATAGTTTTATGGCTTTTGATAACGAAATAGATAAAATTAATAAGACTGAACTATCTGACGGATTAGTTAAATTAATAGATAATGGGTATGTCCATATGTCTAATCAGGATATTCATGTATCTCAAGAAGAACGTGAGTCTTGGAACAAAGCATCTAATATGGTAATAGGTAAAGCTACAAGATTAGAAAATGGGCTTATGTCTAAAGAAGATAAACGCAAACTAGATTCTATTGAATCTGAGGCTAATAACTATATTCATCCTAGATATGCTCAAGTCACATCTGGTACATATCTATCTGTATCTACTGATAATACTGGTCATGTGATTTATGGTGATAATCCTAAATTCTTAGACTGTACTGTAGACAATGCTATTAAACTTAAAGATACCGTCTATGGCGAATTTGTTAGAAAAGTAGATCAGTCATTTGGTGATAATATTACTATTAACCCGAATATGGATACTTATGACGCTACCCCTGTAACGTTTAAGAACTTTAATAATTATAAAACACCTAAAGCTGTAATTAAAGGAAACAGTATCTCATCTGATGATGATACTAAGTTTGCAGCTGACGGTTCTGCTAAGTCAATTTATGTAGATCCATCTACAAAAAATGCTTATTTATATAGACTTAATGTATCGACACTATACATGTATCAACTAGTTAATGCTGAGAATGTAGTCCGTCTAGATAGTCGAACTAAGAAGATCCCTAAGAGATATATCACTGACGACGGAGTGCCTATAGGGACGATGTTTTATTGGTTAGGATCCAATATTCCTGAAGGATATCTCCCTATGAATGGTATGTATGTCCCTAAATCATCTGTACCAGAATTGATTAGATATGCTACTAATAATGGTCTTCTCGAAGTTTGGAATAATATGATGGAAGGAAAAATCTATAATTCCAAATTTGTGCTTAAAGATGATAATCTTATCATGCCAACATTTAATCGTGCTATTGCGGTGTCTTCGAATAATGCACCGGCTAATAGCGGTAATGTATCAGAATGGATAACTAAACCAGTATTTGGTGTAATTCAAGCTGGTAGCGGTGGCCGGGATAGGACAACGCTTAATCAGTTTAACGTTAAGCAAGATACTAATGAAATTCAAGCTAAAGATTCAGATAGTTATAGATTCGTAACTGCTATAGGTAATTATACAATAGGGGAAGATACTTATCTTACTATGTATGATAGTGGTGCAGTAGTTGCCACTGGCGATGATATGGCACCTAATATGATCACAGTAAACTATATTATTAAAGCATCCACATCTGGTCTAAAGATCGCAACGGCTAAACAACTTAACTGGGACTATTATAATATCGATAATGGTAACCAAGTAAGATTTAGTGATGTTTTAGACCACATTAAATGCAATAACCATAGAACTCTAGTAGATGTGACTTTAAGCAATCAAAGTATTGCATTTAGTACATCTGCAGAGATTGGTGGCATTTATAATAAATTACGTTATGAACGTCTAAATCCATACCGTCAGCTTATTATACGGAATTTGGGGAAATCTATATATTATCCTTACAGTGTGGACTTAAACGAGAATAACCTAATTACTATGGCACAAAACAAGGTTCCTGGTAGTAGCTTTACTATCCAAGTTTCTAAAGCTGATCCATTTGATAAGATGGAGAAGTTTGACAGTTTAAAAACTAGACTTGCTGGTTATGGGGTAACTCTAGAACGAGTATAATTAAACCGGGAGGTTAGTAAATGACCAATTTATTAGCAGGGATTAAGAAGAACTTAAAGTTTATCATACCGGTTCTTGTTATCCTACTTATTGCATTAGGTTTTGTATTATATTTTAAACATCAAGCAAATCTTGAAGCTAATCGTTATAAAGATCTTCTTGATAGTTTGACTAAGACAGAGGCTTATAATAAAGAGCTAGCTAAACAAAACCAATTAGTACTATCTTCTATTGAAGACTTACGTAATAATAAGCCAGTCAAAGAAATTATTACTGATAACCATACTGATACTATTAGATATATTGAAAAAGAATCACCATCTGATCCTGATATTGTAGTGGATAGGGAGAAATCCGTAAATATCAAGTATAATGGTGAAACGTTCAATACTCCCTTACGTACGTCCAAGGCTACTAATGTAGCCAAGGACGATGGTACAGTTGAAATCAAACAAAGAGATGAAGTTGTTATTGATGTAACTGATATCGCTAATCGTCAAATAGCGGCTCATGATTTAATGCGTGATAAAATCGAAGAAGAATTACGTAACGACGTTAAGAAACTTAAGCATGAAAATAAAAACCTTAAGATAGCTGGTGTAGTAGTTGGCACTGCTGGTGTTGGATACCTTATCCATAAGGCAAGCAAATGAGCCAAATAGGGTATGTGTCTAAACATAAAAATAAGTCTTTATTTTTATTAAAGGTGGTGATGTAGTGGACTTTGAAGGTGCTGCTGGTGTGCTTTCTATGGTTAAAGATATCGGTGCTATAGAATTTATAGTTATCCTAATAGTAGCGTACCTAATCTACTCTAACCATAATAATACCCAAGCTATTTTACAATTATCTAGACAGCGTGAAGATAAAGCCAATACAGAAAAAACAAGACACTCTGACGAGTCTAAAACCATTGCCCATATGATTGATGATATGAATCAGCAACCATATACCTTGAATAAGCTCACTGAAACTTATACTAAAACAAATACACTCATTAAGCATAAACTTAAAGAGACTTCTGATGAACTATCAGCTGAACGTATATGTGTATACATGTTTCATAATGGTGAGCATTCTCTTAATGGTATACCATTCCTAAAGACGACTTGTATCTGTGAGTATATTGATAGGCATAGAGGTGCTACTAGTCTTCTTATGACTCATAAAGGAGTACCTATCAATATGGCTAGTGACCTGTTTAGACAAATCAATAGCCGTCAGTTTACCGTACTATACCCAGATGATACAAATATCATTGATAGAGTAATGGCAAATTTCTTCTGTAAGGAGAATGATAATAGGACTACAATAGTAGTTACTATTTATGACTCATCTAACCAATTGGATGAAAGACCAATTGGTTTCTTAAGTGCAGACTTTGAGTTTGATAAACGTCCAACCAATGAAGAATTAGAAAGATACTTTAATGGATTGGAAGAGTTATCTGAATATCTTTCTGTATCTGTGCTAATTAGTTATCTTTATTATCAACAAACGACAAAGATTTAAGGAGGACGGTCTTTCATGTCTAAACCTCAACTGCTTAATAGACTGAAAAACAGAACTGACTTAGTTACATCTGGTAATATACTCCAGTATGCTGATGCGTCTGGTAGACTTGTAGAAGATACCGGTCTTAATGCTCAGCAGATTAAAGCGGCAACGTTAAACAATGCCAATATCGTTAATCACTTAGCTAACAATAGCATCCATGTAACTAAAGAAGAAAAGAAGTTTATTACACAAGATCATACCGATCTTAATAACCATTTAGTAGACGCATCCTCACATATTAGCCCAACTGATAGGGCTAATTGGGATGCTAAGGAGACCCCTGAGGGTGCACAGGCTAAAGTCAATTTAGCAGCTGCATCTTTTAACCGTCATACGGCTACTAAATCAATTCACGTTTCTAGTAGTGACAGATTATCTTGGGATGATAAGTACACTAAAGCTGAGATTGATAATAAGTTTGTGCAGTTAGAATCCAATAATACTTGGAAAGAAGCTGTAGAAACTTTTGATGAAATCAATATGATGTATCCATCTCCTCAGCGTGGTTGGACTGTATCTGTAAATGATACTAATATTACATTCCGTTATGATGGTGAAAACTGGATTCCTATCTCTAGTAATGCTGTACCTATGGCTACTGCAGCTGTAGATGGTATGATGTCTAAAGAAGACAAAGCCAAAATTGATACAGTTGAGATGGGTGCCAACAACTACGTTCACCCTAATAACCCAGCTACTAGACACGTAACTGATAAAGAAAAAGCATTTTGGTCTGCTAAAGCGGAAGACCGTAATGCTACTTATCAATATGCTGGTCTTATGTCTAAGGAAGATAAATACAAATTAGACAATATTGAGACTGGTGCAACTAACTTTACTATGCCTAATAGTTTAGATCCAGCTATTATTGAAACTGATAACGAACACTTATTCGTTACATTAGAAGAGAAAACTAACTGGTCTAATAAAGCAGGCAGTCATTTAGCTACAGAAAATATTAATGGTCTTATGTCCAAAGGTGACAAAGTCAAATTAAACTCTGTAGATATGAATGCTAACTACTATGTCCATCCACAAACACATGATCCTTCCATTATTATGGAAGACTCTAATCATAGATTTGTAACAGATGATCAAATCTTAGCTTGGAATAGTAAACTCGATGGATCTTTAGCAACAGCTGAGTCTAATGGTGGTATGTCTAAAGAAGATAAAGCTAAATTAGATTCCATCGAAGAGGGTGCTAATAAATATAAGCTCCCAGCACAACTACCACCAACTATCATTGCTCAAGATCCTAATAATAGATTCTTTACTGATCAAGAAAGACAATCTCTTGCTGATAAGAAAGACTCTAAAGCAATTCTATTGGGTACTGCAGAGTTCAATGGTAGAACTGGTACTATTATCCCACATAGCTTTGAGAATACATCATTCTCTGTAGCTATTACCCCAACAGCAAACCCTAATGGTTTGATTGGTGAGGTATGGGTTAAGAAAACTAATACAGCTTGTATCGTATACTGCTCTGGTGCAGGTGATGCTAAGATCCCATTCGATTACATGCTGATTTATTATAACTAATCAACAAAATAATATAGACTCAAGATGGACACGATCTTGAGAATATCTCTTTTACTACAATATTACTAAAACTTTTTTGGATACCCATATAGGCAATGCCTATATGGGTTATCTACTGTCTCATGAATGAAAATATAATTTTGGATATATATTATAACTGTGTAGTAATTAGTAATTTTGTTTTATAGTTAAGGAGGAACAATTACTATGGAAAAGAAAAAATTTGACATCAGAAGTATCATCTTTGATTTTAAGAAAGCGGACATTATTGGTACGTATGGCTTAAATAGTGATACTAAGAGAACGGCTTGCTATGCAGCCAGAAACAAAAAAGTACTCGTTACTGTATGGACAAATGAGTATAAAAAAGATGGAGACTTTGAAACTCCAATGATTAAGAAAGAAGAATCTGTAAATGTATCTATGGATCAAGACATTTATAAGGGTAATACACTAGAGGATATGATTGCTAGTTTAAACGGTGGTGAGTTTGCTATCTCTCAAGATAGAAACCACCCAAATCTATTGAAAATTGCTTGTCGTGATAGTGCAAAAGTATTGGATACTGATGAGAAAGGTAAACCGACATTCAGATATACTGCTACTGCAGATATCTATGTTGACGTACCTAAATACTTTGACCCTATGACTATTATTCGTAAAATTGAATCTGAAAGCCCAGCATACTTTACATGGACACATGATGATTTTAAAGATAAGCTAGTTATTGGCAATATTGGCTTTAATTTTATCAATATGGCTATTAATGCTATTCTCAGCGAGGAGCAATGGTAATATGCGATATAGTATAAAAGACAACAAAGCATCTTTTAAACGCATAATGGCATCCATTCTAGATAATAATGTCATTAGAAAAGAATCTGTATATGTAGATTATGATCAAAATGCATTGATAATAAGATCTATATTAGAATTCGGGAATTATATGCTAGAGAATACTACATGTAATTCTATGGGTCCAAAAATCAGACTAGTAACTGAAATAAAAGTACCATGTGTCGTATTAGATATTGATGGTATTGTTATAGATGATAGAGTAGAATCTACATTGAGTCTAACCAATGATAAGAGAACTGTAAGTGTGGATAGTATTAAAACATCTGTAATCAGTGATATTCAAGAAGAAGGGTTTATATTTAGTAAAGAATATAGCAAGCTAATTGGTATGGTTAAGCATAGAAATAAGCGTATTAATGGTGTTATAGATAAAGTGTGCAGACGTAAGCTAGATTGGTCTATAGACTATGAGGTATCTAGTAAGCTATATACTTCAACAATAAAAGCTAAGGCAACTTGTAAAAGTGATTATAGTGTAGAAACTTACTATATGCAATTAGAAGATGCCACTCATGCATATACACATACATCTGCTAAGGATATTATAGATGAGTTACTAGCTATACCTTATAAGTTTCACGGTACAACTATAAACTACAATGCTAGAGACTATACTATAAAGTCTGGTCATTTTATTGTAGGAAATATTATATCTGAAAATGAAGCCAACAAAATTATCCTAGATGTATATAATAAAACTAGGAATATTGCTAGATATCTTATTTAACAGGAGGATCTACTATGTTTGATTTCAGAGCTAAATTAAATGAATTTCGTCTAATGACAGTTACTGGTGTATATACAGATATTAATGAATCCACTAAGTATATAGACTACTTGTATATTAATAAAGATAATCTTAGTGTTAAAGTAAACACTAGTGAAGTCTGCGAAGACTTAAATTTTGAATTCTATTCTCTAAACGAAGAGAATGAATACAATAAGGAAGATATTCCTAAAGAAGAATACACTAAAGGTATTGGTATTAATGTAATGGATTTAGTTGATATTCATGAACCATTAGCTGTAGTTAATGATGAAGATACTGAGCCAGTTACATTGGAATCGTTATTTGATAGTGCACGTAATGGTAATTTAAATATCACATATGACAGTGTAAATAAAGTATTGAAATTTGATGTTCACCATTGGACGGCTACAGATACTGAGTCTAAATTACAAGCTAATATCGAAATCGATTATAAATTACAAGTATTTACTGATTTAAGCGATACAGATATCTTTAATAGATTGCGTTATCTTCCTGGTCAAACAGCTATTACAGTAATGCCGACAGCTACTGTCGATGGTAATATTGTATATTGTTTCTCTACATATGATGTAGATGATACATTTGAGGTTATTAATAGTATTGTAGAAATGATTAACCACTAGGAGTTATATAAATGGCAAGAAAGAGCAAAAACCTAAACGTTAAATCTATTGAAGAAGTCGCAGATATTGAGACCGCACAAGAAGATGTAGTTGAAACACCTGTAGAAGAAACAGTAGAAGATACAACTCAAGAAACTGAAGCAAAACAAGAACCACAATTATCTGAGTTAATTAAAGAAGAACCAAAAGAGATTCTTATGTTTGAAAACTTAGACAATTATAATGATAAAGCTCTTCGTGATAAGATGCTCGACTTATTAGATGCTACTAATAAAGTAAACTTCTTAGTTGATGATAATAATTGTTTTATCACTAAAGAAAGAGCAAGAATCTATTTCTCTTCTAAAACTCTTAAGGCTAATACCTTATCTGAGGCTAGAAATATCGTTTTAGATTGCCTAGCTAAAGTTGGTCATGATGAATTAGCTACAGTAGCCGCAGATACAGATATTAAATATCGTTATTATGATGATAATACCAACCCCGTGGTAACTATCTCTCGTAGTCTTTATATGATTACAGCAGAGAAGGACACTATCACTATCGTATTCCAATACGTTATTGAAGCTGATTTTGAAGTAGCTGATATGGTTAAAGCTATATGCAGAGAACTATCTCAACGTAAATTAAATAAAGATGTAGTCTCTGTGGAATATACTAAAGATATTGGCATCGCTATCTTAAAAGATAAATATCTCGGTATATCTGAAGCTATCCACGAATTGGATAACCTATATCGATAATGAAATCAGTGTTGCGATTTGAGTTAGAGGGTGAGTATATCACCCTCACTCGATATGATAACTTTGGAAATGTTATAGGAACAAGAGAAGCGATGTATCCTGACATTTGTATGGAAGAAGAATTGATTTGTTGTATAACTGAGATATTCGATACTGTAGTTAAAGGATATAATAGTGACGTAGTTAAACTAACCACTCTATATGATGATAAGTTTATTAATGTAGAGGTTTGTGTTAAAGATAGTACTATTACGTTTGATAACTATTATGACGAATTCCAATTAGCAGATATAATGGATACTCTTATAGAGTCCAATATGACTGTAGATAATTTCCATTTCTTACGAGGTGAAATGATATGAGTGATAGAGAAATATATGATGGTATATATAAGACCGTAGCCGATATTATATTTGAGAAAGGATTGGCTAGAACCCAATCTACATCAATACATTTAGATGGTGATGGTCATATAGGCATTACATATTCTACAGGAGCTATGCATATTACTGATGAAGAATATCGCATAGGTTCTAATATCGAAGTCAATGTATTTGATCTAGATATGAATAAAGAAACTGTAGAGTCTTTAAAAGATATGCTTCTTATTCTACACTCTGATGCATATGAACGATATGCTGATGTAGAAATTAAAACTAATGTATTATGTGCATTACCAGATACTATTGAGTTTGATGAGATCTATAATACTGGTAACCATTATGCACCAACAGCGCATCTACTATATGATGATGAAAAAATCTATAGTATCGACTTATCCGGTTTCGTAGCTCCTGAAGATATCCTAAAAATCAAAAGCGATCTAATTGATTACTTTACAGGTTTTGAATACGAATTCCATTAATTATTACTAACATATTTGTATCTTAATCGTATACAAATAGGAGTAAATAAGACAATGGGTATTTTTATAATAGGATTATCGGCAGCATCCTTAGTATCCCTACTGGCGTATGCTAGTATTCACTTTGACTGCCGATATAAACAGGATTTTTACGAATCTGTGTATAAGAAATAATTAAACCAGGTATAGGAATTTCCTATACCTGGATAATTTTTTGGAGGTATATATGCTAAACAGAGTAACACTAATACATGGCTGTGGTTATGAAAAGTTTATTGAACGATCTGATTCAATGTTTAACGACTACACTACAAGTGATACTAGAAAATTTTATATGATCGATAGAAAAGATGACATATCACCAGAAGTATCTTATGATAAATTGATTCTTGTAGATGAAACAAACCCAGATGAAATCTATGAAGCTAGTATGGAAATTCGTACATCTGATTTAAAATTATTTAAGCCTAAACTAGATACACCTATGGCATTTGCTCACTTCTATGATAACGTAATAGATAAATTAGACAATGTGCAGTTAATACCAAGCGTTCTATTAAGCTTTAGAGAAAAAGAGCAGACTATATCTATAGGGCAGATGTACAATATCTATAAAGGTGATAAACTAATATATACAATAACATTTGGTATGTCTGAAGCATTAGATAATGAGGCTGCAGATTATGTAAGAACTTTATTCGACTTAGCTAAGAAGCATGATGACTTCTATAATATAAAATATAAGTTCCATTTATCTGATCCAGGCTTCAGTACTATTCATTTACTTGGAGTAAGAGACTCTGGTATATCTGAAGCATTAGAATACGTATATAACGATCTTCTATGTAGTAATGTGTAAATAAAAGATATCCCCATATAGGCA